CAATAGTTCCTACAAACCGTCGCGTTATTAAAAATATTTCTTCATTAGAAAAGGTTAATGCGATAAGTAAATCAGAGGTAAAGGAGGTTAGCAAGATGGACTCAGACATTGTTGTAGTAGAAGAAATCGAAAAGAGCGCAGATTTTGAGGGCGCTGGCAGCGAAGATCAAATTAATCCAGAACCCACCGCACTTCCAGTTGTCGAAGAAACTGTCAAGGCCGAACATGCAAATGGCGGCGGAATGATGGAAGACGATGACGAAGAAGATGAGGAAGAGGAAATGGTAGAGGCTGCCAAGGCAGAACAGCCAGAAGAGACCAAGGCAGAGGAGCCAGAGGTTGTAAAGGCTGAAGATTCAGAAACAGTTAAGATGATTAGTGAAATTAGCGAATCTCTCTCATCTGCGCTATCCACTCTTGCTGAAACAGTAAAGGCCCTTGATGCCAAGATTGAAGGCATTAACAAGTCCGTTGCTGGGGTAGCAAGCAAGGTGGAAGAAGTAGAAGAAAAGTTTGGAAAGCGCGTTGATGCTGTGGAAAAGGACACCGCTTTCCGTAAGTCTGCTGATCTTGGCGAGATCTTGCAGGAAGAACCAGTAATTGTGGAGAAATCCACATGGGGCGGTCGTTTCCTCACAAATGCCGACCTATTTTGATAAAAAGTAAAGAATACAGGAGGTGAAAGTCAAAATGGCAGAAGAAATTGTAAAGAACCAGCCAAGCGAAAGCGGTGAGTATGGTCACCCAAATGATGGCCTATTCCAGGGTCAGGGTGCCGTCGCCGCTGGCGGAATTGGTGGTGTTACCGATCCAGTATCTGGCGTAGTTGGAAATATTCCAAACGCTGAATATGGATCAACAGCAGGACCAAACGCCGTCAACCCATCTGGTGTTCCTGGCGGTATCCTTAATCCTGAGCAGGCTCGTCGTTTTATCGACTATGTTTGGGATGCTACTGTTCTCGCTCAAGACGGTCGTAGAGTTACGATGCGTGCAAACACGATGGAACTTGAAAAGGTCAATGTTGGAGAGCGTGTAATCCGCTCTGCTGCTCAGGCCCTTGGCGAGTACACCAACGCTGGAGCAACCTTCACAAAGGTAGAACTTACCACTAAGAAGATTCGTCTTGACTGGGAAGTTGCTACAGAAGCACTTGAAGATAACATCGAAGGTGCAGCACTTGAGGATCATCTAGTTCGCTTGATGACCAACGCTTTTGGTAACGATCTTGAAGATCTTGCCATTAATGGCGACGGAGGTGCAGATCCATTCCTCGGAATTATGGACGGTTTCGTCAATCAGGTAACAACTGGTGGCGATGCTCACGAAGCAGTCGTTGATATTTCTAACGGATGGACTCCACAGGTCATGCAGGAGATCATTTATGCTCTCCCACGCAAGTACCGCGCTATTAAGAGTGGCCTTAAGTTCTACGCAGGCACAGATGTTTTCGCTAGCATCGTTGAAAAGAATGGCACCCTTGCTGACGCAATCGCAGAAGCAGTTGCCCCATCACTCAGAGGCACCGACCAGTACACCAATGCATACCTTGGTGGCGCTGGACAGACCTTTGGTGGTGCTCGTACCACGCGAGTTCTTGGCATCGACGTTCAGGAAGTGCCTTACTACCCAGCAGATTATGTGGATCTTACTTTCCCACAGAATCGCGTTTGGGGCTTCCAGCGTGACATTACTGTCAACCGCGAATACAAGCCTAAGAAGGACACCATTGAGTACACAATCTTTGTACGCTTTGGTATCACTTGGGAAGAACTTGACGCAGTTGCATACGCTGACGACAACGTATTCACTTCATGATAAGTTAATGCGTAATGCCTTTGGGAGGGAGCCAAAAACTCCCTCCCTTTGGCATATTCTGATATAATTGCATTAACAGGAAAGGTATATTTATGTCTGAAACAACAAAAGAAGAGCCAAAGGAGCCAGCAAAGCCAAAGAAGCCTAGGGCTACTACAAAGGCGGCTGAAGAGGCCAAGGTAGTAAAAGACGTTAGCGTAACTGCACAACAGTCTACCGTAATCAATGAAGACGGTCAAAAGGTTATTGCTGGTTCTAACAAGCAGCCAAATAGAAATCCAGTATCAAACCTTTCTTCAAAAAAGGATAGCGGTGCTATTGGATCTAAGGCTGCAGACAATGCATTAAAGACAGCAGCCAAGAAGCAGGAGAAGAAGCCAGAAGAAAAAAAGGACGAAAAGGTCGCCATTTGGTCTAACAAGAATGTTAGGTGGACTGGCACAGGCACTCTTGTTAAGGGCTACAATATTGTATCCAAGGAGGCTGCCGAAAAGTGGCTAAAAAGAGAGGGTATTCGTAAGGCTACCCCAGAAGAAGTTGCCACATACTACGGCAAGTAATAAATGGAAATAACTAGAGAGCAGCCATTTCTGCTTACTTTTACACAAGAGGGCTTTGATGCAAGCAGCAATTATGCTGTTACTATAATGGATGATCACTCTAACGATCTTTCAGAAATTCCAGTAACTAGCGATTCTAGCGGAACAATTTCTACTCCGCTTCCATCATACTATTCAAGATATGATGATGAATATCGCGTAGAGATCTATGAGTCTACTGGCACCAATGAAGACGGATCATCAATACTTGGAGACTTGGTATTTGTTGACACCCTTAGCATTTCTCGCCCGTATTTTGATGTTACAACTCTTTCAGATGATGAAGATGAAATTGAAGAACTCAGACAATATGAGTCAATTGCAAAATCTATTATTGACTCAATTACTGGCGGGTTTCAGTATAAGCGAGAAATGGTTGAAACTGTAGGCTTGGGAAATGATTACCTTGCATTGCCATATAGACTAAACAAAATAGTTAAGGTGGTTGAAAACAACATAACGGTATTTAATTCTGAAGATGAAGAATTTACCAATCTTAAGGATTATTATATTACCCCAGATCATGGCGCTATTAGCATTCCTATGCCCTACATTCCTGGAGGATATAACAGGCTTCAATCAAAGCCAGTAACTCCACAGATGCCTGCATCAGATTCATTTACTCTTTACAATACAAATGATTCTCCAAACATTATTCAAAATCTTGCAGGCTCACCATTTTTCCCATCTGGCTGGGATTACACGATAACAGCAGAAATTGGATGGCCCGTTATTCCAAATGACATTAAGTATTGCACAAGACTATTGATTAATGATCTAAAGTGCAATAATCTTACATATATAAACGCCTACATTTCTGAATACAAGAGTGACCAGTTCTCATTGAAGATTGAAAAAGAAGCATTCATAAGAGATATGACTGGAAACAGAATTGTTGACAGAATTTTGTCTGCATATGTGAGGCCAATTTATCATATCGGAGTGCTGTAATGGGAATTTTTGACACTACCTGCACAGATATATTTTTCCCCATGAAATGCGACATTTACTATGCAACTGAAGATCAAGATAAGTACGGAAAAATAGTTAAAAATTGGTCATTGGGAAACACATTGGATTGTGCCCTTTATACTCCAGATGACAAGAAAAATGATGAATTCAGATTTGAAGATCAAAAATTTTTTAAACTAGATCAAATTTTGGTGGGCAGAACGAAACAAGATCCAAGAAAATCTGACGTAGAATCTTATTACCCAATGTCTCATATTCTTCTCACAAATATTAAGAGCGATGGATGCAATGACGAACTTCTATTTTTTGAATCAACAGAGACATATGAGAAAAAGGCAACAATTTATGAATTAAGATCTTGTCAGCCATATGTCGGAGCATTTTCTACCATAGAATATTTTAAACTTGTTCTTGTAAGATCTGACACACAGGAGTTGAACGAAATTGTTTCGTGTTAAGATCAATAACAAAGATTTAAACAAAAAATTAAATAATGTTGTTAAATATTCCAATGGCTTTGTTGATGGAATAGAGATTCAAAAAATCGTTCTTATGAACAGGCTTGCAGAGTACGTTGTTGAACTTTTAGAGAAATATATCGATGCACAGGCCAGAGGAAACCCAGGATCTTTGCACCATGTTTATGAATGGGGGGCAACGGGAAGTCCTGCCGCAAGACTTTTTAAAATAAATGGCTCTGCTAGCAAAAATATAATTGTTATTACTGGATCTTTTTTGCCATCGTCATCTATAAGTGATACAGCAACTGAGCCCTTTGTTGACAAGGCTAACATTATGGAAAATGGAATAGGAATAACTATTGCTCCTAGAGATTCAGACTTTCTTGCTTTTGAAGCAGATGGACAAACAGTATTCACAATGAATGAGGTCTATATAGCCAATCCTGGCGGAGATGGTGTTGCAGGAAGTTTTGGCAGGGTGGTAGAAGACTTCTTTGATGTTTATTTTACAAGAATGTTGCTTAAGCCATTTATTGATGAACTTTCCACCGCTGAAGAGTTTGTTCAATATTTTGCACAAGGGGCAAGATCTGGCTATCCAGTCGGAGTCAGGGCTGGTCAAAGATATATTAATTCTGCAGGGGTGATTGTTGAATGAGTTTTTCTAATTTTACCTTACCAGCCACTATTGTCAATGGATATTTATGGGATACGATGAAGCAAATCGACCCAACGGTATCCAAGGGATATGGAAATAAGATTCCATTTTTCCCATTAAGTGATGCAGCAAGTGGAACTAAATCCTGGGAAAATAAGGCATATTTTATTTATGACAGAATAATTAAAATGCAGCCAAAGCCTTTTTATCCTGTAAAACAAGAGCATCTTTTATATTATTTAAAGGGTAATGAAGAGAAGACCATTGAGTGGGGAATGGCTCTCCAGCAAATCCTAGATCGTGGAGATGACGCGGCACAAGATATAAACCATTGGAATAGCAATCAACAAACTCCAGGAAGCGTATATTTTCACAGTCTTTGCGTTGAACAAACTACGTTTGGAGACATGTCAAGCGCGGCATCTGTAAGAGATTTTAGCGTAAGGCCATACTATATTACTCAGTTTATTGTGGCTGCTCAATATCACTTTAATAACGAATTTGGCAGAACTCTTCCATAAATTGCAGTATAATTATAAATGAGGAAACAACGCCTATTATTCCAAAAGAAGAATGAGGTGAAACAGTATGGCTTATACCCGTGGTGATTCAAAGCAGATTATTGTAGGTGCAGCAGCAATGTTCGTGTCTACATCTGCAGAA